TTACAGGTTAATTTTTATTGAATCGCCATTTTGGAATTCTACTTCACAGTAGGTTTCCTGAATGGTGATTTTTTTGATTAGTTGTCGAACGAGGTGTTCATCAAACTCATTGAGTTGCTTACTATTGATATCAATGAAATTTTGTAGGTTAACATTTTTCTGAACGACCTCATTTTGACGATCAAGGGTTAATTGAAGTTCATCGCGTTGTTGCTGAATCCTATTGAACTCATCCGAAATTTTGTCATAATCCTTGGAATGGGGTGTCTGATTGATTAAAAGAATTTGTAGGCGGTCCAGTTCACGGTCTAATTTTGTTGCTTGTTCTTCATTTACTTGGTTAATCGCATGACGGATATTATTTTGGAGCTTGGCCTGGAATATTTTGTTAGGTTCAATAATTTTATTAAAAGCTCTTAGGCAGACTTCTTTTAATTGTCGTTCAGAGATGGCGCGTCCATGGCAAGTCACAAGATCATGGTCATGGCCAGTCATACAAAGCCATTTTACGACTTGCCCGTTTTCGTCGGAGTAGTTATAGGCAACACGGTGATAAATATCTCCACAGCGGCCGCAGAATACTTTTAAGGAAAAGCAGGTGCGGTTATTGTAGTGCCTTGTTTTACCGCAGGGAACCTTGATTCCAGCCCGGCGACGCTTTCTTTCTTCTTGCACCCGGCGAAAGAGATCTTTAGGAATGATTGCCTCATGGTCGTCTTTGATATAGTACTGAGGCATAATCCCTTGGTTGCGAATTCGCTTTTTGGTTAAAAAGTCGATGGTGTATGACTTCTGTAAAAGAGCATCGCCGATATACTTTTCATTTTTGAGAATTGAAGCGATATTGGAATCGCCCCATTTAGTATTACCAGCACCGTTGGGGATGCCATCAGTGGTTAATCGCCGAGCGATTTGTTTACAAGAATATCCCTCCAAGTATTCGTAGTAGATGCGTTTTACTATTTTAGCTTGTTCGGGGTCAACAATTAGGTGTCCTTCTTCATCTTTGGTGTAGCCAAGGAACCAATTATGGTTAACCATGACTTTCCCTTGTTGATAGCGGTATTGTAAGCCGAGTTTAACGTTTTGCGATAAAGATTGGCTTTCTTGCTGAGCTAGGGAAGCCATGATTGTTAAAAGAACTTCCCCCTTGGCGTCGGTGGTTTTGATGTTTTCTTTTTCAAAGTAGACGGCGATATTCTTCTCTTTTAGTTGCCGAATGTAGTGAAGACAATCGAGAGTATTCCGGGCAAAACGGCTAATTGACTTGGTAATGATAAGGTCAATTTTGCCGGCCATGCAGTCTTCAATCATTTGGTTGAATTGCTCCCGCTTTTTGGTGTTGGTCCCAGAAATCCCATCATCGGCATAAACATTAACCAGATCCCAACCGTCATGGTTTAGGATGTAGTTGGTGTAATGGCTAACTTGGGTTTGGTAACTAGAGTTTTGTTCCTCGTATTCGGTACTTACCCGGCAATAGGCAGCTACCCTTAATTTGGGTATATCTTCCTCAAAGGGGACCGGCTTGCTACCGATATGGCGGCGGGCAGGAATGATTTTCATTTTTTTGTTGGGCATTTAAGATTCCTCACTTTCGATTAGCTGGTACAAGTATTCGGCTTGTTTAGCGGGAATATTGTACCGGTGATGTGATCGGTTCATTTTGAACTTAGTTTGGGGATAAAACTCTACCTGCTGTGTTGGTAAGTTGGTACGTCCTAAGTTTAGGGCTCGTTGATGAAGTTCAGTTTGGAGACGGTTAAAAATTTCCGGTGTTATCAACGGTGGATAGTATTTATCCCCAAGGTAGGTTTGATTAATTAAGATTCGTTTGATGGTACCGTGGAATTTAAAACCATTTTTTAAGGCGACATCTGTCAGGGAATCACCATTCAGATAGTCTTTAAAAATACTTTGAACGCGGGGGCCATTAACTGGGTCAACTTCAATCTTGCCATCTTTGATGTGGTAGCCAAAAGTAACGGTACTCATCGGCTTCAAATCCTTTCTGGTAGATTTAATCCACAGAACAAGTGGAAAACTAGATGTGAATTATCTTCAATTGTGATTTTTTCCACGGCTTCTTCAAATAATCGAGGATTAAACTCGGTTTGAATCGGGTGGCTATCTACGTAATTTAAAAGTTCACGAGTGGCAATAATCAGACTATCGTTTTTACCAATTGTGGAGCGGAGTTTACTCAGCTCTTGCCGGTATTGATTGGACTGGTCGATTAGTTTGGTCATCTTGGTCATCATTTCTTTGGGCTCGATCAAGTCTTGGGATAGCATCGTCATCAAGGTATCACGTTTTTCAGTATTGCTTAAAATAGCTGATTCTAATTCTTTAATCCGCTTATACTTGTGGTTTGCTGGTTGGTTTCGCAATGATTGAAGATAAGGCTGCAAAAGTTTCGTCCTACTGAAGATAAGTTTATTTATCATGGTCACAAAGGCGACTTCAATTTGGCGTTCATCAACTGGCTTAACCGGGCAAGACTTCTTTTCCTTAATATGAGTTTGGCAAGTCCAAGTTACCCGCTTAGCCTTCTTTTGGCGTTTAAATGTACCGCCGCAATGGCAGTTAAGTTTGCCGGAGAAAAGATATTTTTGCCGGTACTTTTGGCTACGTGTCTTGGTGTTGCGTTGCTTAGCTCTTTGCGTCAGCAAAGCCCGGGTCCGTTCAAATTCATCAAAGCTGATAATTGGCTCATGGTGGCCTTGATACCAGGTCATTGTCTCTTCATCGTAGTTGATGTGTCGGTTGAAGGCATCGTCGGTATAAGTCTTTTGCAAGCGCAGGTTGCCGGTATAAGATTCATTACGAAGCATAGTTCGAATGGTACTATCGCTCCATTTACCAACGGATGGCGCCGGAACGGTCAAGTTTTTAGCGATTGTTAGGCTGCTTTGACCATTTAAAAAGTCAGTAAAAATTTGTTTAACCACTTTAGCTTGGCTAGGAATAATTTCAAAGTTTCGGTCATAGCCATAGGGCGGAGTCGAAACTTTAAAATAGCCATTGGCCATCCGAGTTTGAATTGACCAGCGGTTGTTAGCGGCAATTGATTTTGATTCACTTTCCGCCATGCTACTAAGGACGGTTAAGATGAATTCATCGTCCATATTGCTGGTGTTCAGATTTTCCCGCTCAAAGATAATGGGGATATTGAGGTCCTTTAGCTGACGGACAATGTCCAAACAATCGGCAGCATTACGGGCAAGCCGGCTAATTGACTTGGTAATAACTAGGTCAATTTGGTGGGCTGCACAGTCCCTTAACAAGTGAAGCAACTCTGGCCGTTTATTCTTCTTAGTTCCAGAAATTCCTTCATCGTAGTAGATTCCTGCAAGTTCCCAGCCGGGATGGTTGCTAATGTAGTGTTGATAGTGTTCACGTTGAGCCTTAAGACTTTTTAACTGCTCGTCGGAACCGGTCGAAACCCGGCAATAAGCAGCAACCCGTTTTAGCTCCCGGCTGGGAATGAAATTTTGCATGATTTTTGTAGTTTCCATTGTTTTTTCCCTCCTTTCATCAGTCATGCATGTTAGCTCTGAGTTTTAGACACATCAACGAATTAAAGCTGTAATAAACCCAGTAATAGCGGGAAAGTTTGCCGGTTTTCTTGTTCGATTCGTTGGGCAATTTCAGGTGTGATTAGTCCTTGTTCTAATAGTTCTTTCGTGATTTCTTGTGCCTTTTGAAAAAGTAGTTCATTTTGAATTTGTTGATTAGTAAGGGTCATAGTTTTACCTCCTCACTGTTAGGACAGTTAGAGGCAAAAAATACAGCGGTTTTGGCAAAAAAAATAAGGCCCACAGGCGAATGAGCCCATGGACCTTATATTTATAGCAGTTGATTGACGCGTCTTTGAACGGTAGTTGGATCATAGCCAGCCGCACGCAGTTTTTGACTACGTTGGGGGTCATTACCCCATTTACCTTGAATGACTTCACGGGCCAAGGTGTCAATTGATTTTTGATTCAGCCTTTGATTTACGGCTGCTTGAATAGAGGAATAGTTATACCCAGCCGCAGAGAGGCGGTTCTTGCGGTCAGTGCCGTTACCCCATTTACCAGCTAAAACTTCAGCAACTATTTCATCTGTTGACTTTAAAGGCTTAGTATTGGCGCCATAGCCATTCAGGCCTTTTTTTCTGATGATAGCCGGATAGTCGATGTAGGAGTAGTCTAGGTCAACGTTACCGCTAATCCCGGCGATTGAACCATTAGAAGAGTATTGCCAAATCCCGCAGTTTCCGCTGTAGTTGAGACGGGGATTATATTCGGCAATCCACAAAGCATAACGACTAGCAACATCAGGAGAAATATAGTTTTGTAGCGGTGATCGTGAAATATAGAGTCCAGCATAGTAGCCATGGCTTTCAATCTCTGAACAAAATGCTTTAACCAATTCAGAACAAAAGTCTGTTCCTTGCTTAAATTGGCTCTTTTCTTCAAGGTCAAAGTAAATCGGGTAATCAAATTGTTTTCCGGCAATGGCGGTTAAGCAGGTATCGGCTTCTAGTTTTGCGTCGGTAGCGGAGTCCGCATATGAGTACCAATATGCCCCAACATTGAGTCCAGCGGCTTTGGCCCGACCGTAGTTTTGTTCAAAGTATGGATCCTTTTGGTGAATCGAATGGCCATATCCGGCATTAATAATCACGAAGTCAATCCTACTTGCTTTAACGGCATTAAAATTAATATTTTTTTGCCACAGTGAAACGTCAATTCCTTTATAAATTCCCATTTTCATCAATCCTTTTTATCCTTGTTGTTTTGGAGTTGTTCTAAGACATCTTTGAGTTGTTTGGGAAAGGGGAGTCCTAAGCGTCCAGCATTTTCTAAAAGGGAAATTCCTTCGTTGGAAATGTAGAAACAGATGGTGGCGGTTCGCAGTGGGGTGCCGTGCTTGAGTAAGTGCATATCGATGATATTTGCGAGACCAACCAAGATGAAAATAAGGACTTTCCGGTTTACGCCACGTAGGCCCACTTCACTGGAAAGCTTACGTTCACTAATCGCATATAGAATTCCCGTTATATAATCAGCAATTACAAAGGTAAGGAGAGCATACAGTAAGTCGTCCAAACCTCCGAGAAACCAGCCGATAAAGCCACCTAGGACTGCCCAATACATACTAATAATTTTCGTTTTGATCATATTGTCACTTCTTTTTTAAATCGTCTGGTGGAGTGGTTGAAGTTTCCATTGCTACCTTGCACTGTAGGTAGCGGTGCCGGTACTTCACATCATCTATGAACTTGATGTTGTACCAGTGGCCATTAAACCAAATTTCGGTTGATTCTTTAACGCCTTCGATATAGCGGAAGGTCATGGAGACTTCTCTTTCAACTTTAACCATTGCGGCGGTGTAGTACTCTGTCCCGTGAAGGTTTGATACATAAGCCCAAACTTCCGCTAATAAAACAGCCTTAGTCATTGGTTGGTAGGTATTGGGATTACGTCCGTAGGTAACTTTGTTATAGAGTCGGATGCGGTCGCGCATCTCACCAATATTTACAAGCTTTGAGTTATCTTCACCAGCTTTTTCCATCAAAAAGCCTCCTTCCGATAAGGTGTTAAAATTGCCCGTAAAAATTTGATCATGGCATCAAAATCAGCAGTTTCCCGGTATTCATATAGGTAAGCCACAGTATAAAAAATAGCGGTGCGAATATCATCGGGGACCACATCGTAGTCGCTAATTGGATGCCGCAGAATATTTTCAATCGTGGAAACTGCGGCTGCAATGAAATGGGTAATTAAATCATCCTCAGTGGTGCCATCAACCCGGAGGTAGGTTTTAATTTCTGCTAAGGTGGGTGTTTTGGTATTTGCTTCATCTCCCATTTACTCACTCCTATTTACCAGCGCCCATCTTCAAAGTTGTTAAAGCTTCAGGAAGAATGGTCTTGGCATCGACACGTTGGGAACCTAAGAAGCCAACTTGACCATTTACGGCGTACAATTCGTTGAGTCGTTTGAAAGTCCGTCCTTGGCGATCAGCAATCCAGTAGTAGGAAAAGTCACCAAATAGGACGGCTTTGTTACCGGTGGTCAAGTTAGGCATATATTGGCTTGTGTAAACTGGACAATTCAGAATCATATCTGGCGTTCCGGCTTGGATAGAAGGTTGCCAGATGTATTGATCGTTCTTGTCCTTTAACTTACGAATAGCCTTAACTGTGTCATCGTTCATCAAAAAGACAGCATTTTTACGGTAGGGTTCTTTAAGTGAGTAATAAAGGTCGATTAATTCATCAAAGGTAATTACCGTTGCCGAAGCGGTGGTAATGCCATCTTTGGCACCGTTAGTATCGTTAAGGATCCCAGTTGGGCGTCCTGTACCATTACCGGTTAAGAAGGCTTCTTCTTCAGCATCGCCCAAACGACGGGCAAACTCAGAAGAAATGTAGTTAGTTAAATCAAAAGCTGAGTCGTTCAGTAATTCTTCAGAAACTTTGATTAAAGTTCCCAGCTTGTGCGCACCAAGGGTTACTTGGCTGAAAGTAGCATTACTTTCGGTGTAGGCTGCTTCTTCGTCTAACCAAGCAGCGGTTCCTTCACTAGCAACAACTGGAATCTTATGGTCACCGCTGGAAGTTTGGATGACGTGGGAAATAGAGCGGAGGACATTTTCTTGGTGGAGTTTTTGAACGAGTTGCTTTTCAAATTCATCAGGAACTAAGTAACCCCCGTCTGCATCTGAACCTTCCTTTAAAGCATTCATGACATTGGCGGAGATATTTCCTCGCATCATGTTCCAGAATGATTGGTTGTATTGGTCTTTAGTGTTTGGTACTTTTCCAAGAGTTGGGGTATTAACAATGGCATTAGTGGTAGGTTGGTTGAGTTCGTTGTCGATGGTTACTTGTTTGGTAAGACGATCGATTTCCTTACCGAGAGCAACCACTTCTTTTTCCATTCGTTCGTATTGGGCATTATCTTCAGCCGATAAAATGGCTGACTTAGTTTGTTTTTCATCCAGAAAATCCTTCGCTTGTTTCCAAACTTTAGCCCGTTTTTCTTGTAATTCGATAATTTTGTTCATAGGTTTGTCCTCCTGAAATTTAGTGTTCTAATAAAGAAAGCCGCCTTTGCAGCGACTTTACAGAGATATTCGATTTTGTTTTGGGTTTAAGCTTATTGAGTAAAACTAGATCAGCCTGATGGTCTGAGTAGGTGTAACAATTAGTTGGTGGTTCATCAGGATTACCGAGCATTTCATCGGCAAATCCTAGTTGAATTGCCTTGTTGACGTTCATCCAGGTTTGATCATCCATCATTGCCGAGATTTTTTCACGTGGCAGACCGGTTTTAAGTTCATAGGCATTGATGATGCTTTCCTTAGTTTCATTGAGCAGTTGGATTGCTTTTTGCATATCACCAGCTTCACCCTTGGCTAGCGTAAGGGGATTATGAATCATTAACATCGCAGTCGGGGCCATTGAGACCGTTGTTCCAGCCATAGCAATTACCGAAGCTGCCGAAGCCGCAACGCCATCAATCTTGACGTTCACATCATCTCTATAGTTCATCAACATGGTGTAGATTTGACTAGTAGCAATGCAGTCACCGCCAGGCGAATTGATCCATAGTTCAATTGGCCCCTCACTTTCGTTGAGTTCATCTTGAAAGAGTTGGGGAGTGATTTCATCGTCTAACCAGCTTTCTTGGGCAATCGTACCGTTAATGGTTAATACCCGTTGGTTAGTCGGACCACTCCAGTTCCAAAAATGTTTCATTGGTTTGTTTCCTCGCTTTCATTTTTCTTGTCATAGAAACCGCCTGCTCTATCTAAGGGCAGCATGTTCCCGTTAACTAAGTACATGTCGCCACCTTGTTCACTAGAAATTTTGTTCAAATCCTCAAGCTCTCGGATGTCGTTGGCAGAAAGCCAGCCGTTTTGACGTCCAATCGCATAACCGTTCATGCGACTTTCATAATCGCCCCGTAAAAGCCCATCAACGTTGAATTTAACGAAGACCTTACCTTGTTCTTTAGGCGAGAGTAGTTGTTGATTCATGGCTTGTTCCCAACGGACGCACCAAGGATTTAAGGTGTATTCAACAAATTCTAGCGATTGCTGTTCAATGTTTGAAAAGGTAGACCGGTCTAAGTCTCCGATTAGGTGGGGTGGGATTCGAAAAATACGGGCAATTTCATCAATTTGAAACTTCCGGGTGTCCAAGAATTGGGCTTGATCAGGCGGAATCGACAGTTGCTGGAAGGTCATGCCTTCTTCAAGGACAGCAATGTTATGCTGGTTGCTTCCTTGAAATTGGGCATTCCAACTTTTACGTAATCGTTCCGGATCCTTGACCACATTTGGATGCTGCAAGATTCCGCTTGGGGTGGCATCGTTTTTAAAGAAAGTTTCTCCATATTGTTCGGCGGCCATTGATAAGCCAATTGCGTTTTTAGCCATGGCAATTGGGCTATAGCCAATCAAACCGTCAAAGCCTAGTCCCGAGATATGCAAAACTTCATCTTTTAGGAGAATGATTTGTTTGGCTTGGTTTTTAGCACCATATTCATCAAAGTCCTTTGTGTAGGTATAATACAGTTCACCATTTTGTGCCCGGTTGACGTCCATTTTGTTAGGCATCAACGGGTAGAGACCAGTAATCTCACCGCGTCCGTTGCGGATGATTTGGGCATAGGCATTGCCCCATAAAAGCAAATGGCTCATTAGTGTTTCACGAAAAACAAAACTGGTCATTTCTGGATTAGGGGAGTCATGCAATAAGAAATAGAGGGGATGCTTTAAATACCTTTGCTTGCTACCTTCATCCCCATAGCGATAAACATGAAGGGGCAGTTGGGCAAAACTTTCTGCTAACACCCTGACGCAGGCATAAACGGCAGTATTTTGCATGGCGGTTCGTTCGGTGACATTTTGCCCGGACAAGGTACCGCCAAACAAAAACGACCAAGTACTGGATAGGGAGTTAGCTGGTGAAGCCTTATTTTTGTTGAATAGTTTGTTAAAGATACTCATAGGAATAATAACCCTCTTTCATCATAAATTGAGTCTTCCGTTTCGCCTTCATTGCGAATGGCCCGGTCAAGCGCCATAATGGTTGCTACCACGCCATCAATCTTTTCAGTTGATTTAGCTTTATCGGGTTTAATGTTGCCCGCCGGGTCGGTGCGGATGTAGATGTTATCCATCATCCAGCGCAAAACAGGGTGGCCACCGTGGGCAATTTTCTTTTCTAAGGTCAACTTCATCAATTCTTTAGTGGTTGGCGACATATCTTTAAATCCCTGGCCGAATGGGACAACTGTAAAGCCCATCCCTTCTAGGTTTTGGACCATTTGCACGGCCCCCCAGCGGTCAAAGGCGATTTCTTGGATATTGTATTTTTTGCCAAGATTATTTATGAATTGTTCAATATAGCCGTAGTGAATGACGTTACCCTCGGTTGTTTCAAGATAACCTTGCTGCTTCCAAATATCGTAGGGAACATGGTCGCGCCGGACACGTAGGTTAACATTATCTTCCGGAATCCAAAAGTGAGGGAGAATAGTGTAGCCTTCTGACTCATCTTCAGGCGGAAAGACTAAAACAAAGGCAGTAATATCAGTTGAAGAAGAAAGGTCTAAACCGCCGTAACAAACTCTGCCTTCAAGCGCTTGTTCATCAACAGGAAAAGCACAGGCATCCCATTTGTCCATTGGCATCCACCGGACTGATTGCTTAACCCACTGATTAAGTCGGAGCTGGCGAAAGGTATTTTCTTCAGCGGGGTTTTCCTTAGCGGAATTGAAAGCCGCCTTGACCTTATCGATTGAAACAGTAATCCCAAGTGAAGGATTGGCTTTCTTCCAAACACTAGGGTCGGTCCAATCATCACTTTCTTTGGAGCCGTAAATAACAGGATAAAAAGTCGGATCATGCTTGCGACCGTTCATAATATCGAGGGCCTTTTGGTGGACTTCATAACAGATCGAGTGGGTATCCGTTCCGGCGGTTGTGATTAAAAAGTAGAGGGGTTGCGTGCGGGCGTCTCCTGATCCTTTTGTCATCACGTCATAGAGTTTACGGTTAGGCTGGGTATGCAGCTCATCAAAAATCACGCCTGAAACGTTAAAGCCATGCTTGGAATAGGCATCGGCAGAAAGGACCTGATAGAAACTATTGGTTGGCTGATAGATAATCCGCTTTTGGGAAGCTAAGATTTTAACCCGTTTCTTCAAGGCTGGGTTCATTCGGACCATGTCAGCTGCCACATCAAAGACAATCGCGGCTTGTTGCCGGTCGGCCGCACAACCATAAACTTCGGCCCGTTCTTCTCCGTCAGCGCAACAAAGTAAAAGAGAAACGGCTGCGGCCAATTCCGACTTACCTTGTTTCTTAGGAATTTCAATATAGGCGGTGTTAAACTGCCGATAGCCATTAGGTTTTAAGGTACCAAAGATGTCACGGATAATTTTTTCTTGCCAATCAATTAGTTCAAAGGGCTTGCCCGCCCAAGTTCCTTTGGTATGACAGAGACATTCGATAAAGGACACGGCAAAATCGGCAGCATCTTTGTTATAAGTGGAGTCTTTATCCATATATTTGGTGGGTTGGTAGTTTTCTAACTTGCGCAAATGATAATCACATCCTTTCTACGTAAAAAGGCACCAGTCCCTAAATAGGTCAGTGCCTTTGGTTATTATTCGAAGTTGCCGGTTAAGATGAAGTTAATGTAGTCGGCACGTCTTTCTTCTAAGAAGCACACCAGGTAGTGGCAGTTGTAGTAGTAGGCCAGGCGTTTAACGTTTGGAACATCAAACATATTAACTTCGCCGGTGTTGCGAATTTTATCAATTTCATTTCTGAGTTGGTCGCGTAATGCTAGTTCTCTTTTGATGCGGTCCATTTGATTACCTCCCTTAATATTTAGGCTTCTGTGTCTTTATCATTGTTCTTCTTAGGATCATGGAGGAAGGAGGCATTCCCGGAGAGATTCTTCAAAAGAATACGTCGGTCCGTTTTGTATTCCTTGCCGATAAAGCCGAGTTTTAATAAGAACCCGCGGAAGGAGTATCTTTCATTGCTGTATTCGCGGGGCCGGGAAGTCACTCTTTGCAACTTCATTGACAGTTTTACCAGTTTATCAAGGAAATGAGCGTAGGCTTTAGCTTCTTCCGGGGTGACCTTGCCAAACCAAGGGAAGCTAATTGTTTCATCGGTGATTTCAATCGGCAGGTCGTTAACTCCAAGTGCGTGTTTAATCAAGGTTGCCTTGGCTCTGACCAAGCGTTGAAGGTTGAGCAGGGCTAGTTCAGTAAATTTATTAACCGGGTAAGAAATAACCAGGTCACTTTCAGCTGTGGTTTGTTCAAAGCCCGCATTTTTAAGGGCAGTAATTAAGTCCTCGGGAACCGAGTAGCCACAAATTAGTTCGCCGTTGCGAGTCACCCGATATGGGCCAATTTGATAGGCAAAAGTTGGGGTGCCTTCATATTCAGCGGTCAAACCAGTGAATGCTTCAATTTCTCTAACTAGGGCTTTACGGCCATTACCTTGAACATTGTATTGTAGTAACATTTTAAATTTCCTCCTGTTCTTTGGTTACTACATACATCACTCTAAAGCCCTGTAATAGCAAGTTATTTCGCACTTTCTTCATCAGAAAGATTGAGTTGAGAATAAGGGATAGTTTGGCCGCCACGTTCAACGGTTACACCATCAGAAGTACCGGCTTGTTCCAAATACCGCTTAACAATCACATCGCAGAATTTTGGGTCAAGTTCAATCATGTAGCAAATCCGGTCGGTTTGTTCGCAAGCAATCAAGGTGGATCCTGAACCACCAAACGGATCGAGCACAGTACAATTACTCATGGTTGAATTGGTAATTGGATAGGCCAAGAGTGGAACTGGCTTCATGGTTGGGTGATCAGCATTTTGCTTGGGCCGGTCAAACTCCCAAATCGTTGATTCCTTACGGCCGGTGTACCACTCATGTTTACCTGACTTTTTCCAGCCATAAAGAATAGGCTCGTGTTGCCATTGGTAAGGTGAGCGGCCTAAAACTAGTGATTGCTTTTTCCAAATGCAACAGCCGGATAAATAAAAACCAGCATCTTGAAATGCTTTCCGGAAGTTTAAGCCTTCTGTATCGGCATGGAAAACATAGATGCTGGCATCATCGGCCATTGAATCATACATACAACGAAATGAATCTAGAAGAAATTGGTAAAAGTGATTATCATCTTGGTGGTCGTTTTTAATCTTACCGGCATTGCCCTGATAGTTAACATTATAGGGTGGGTCAGTTAAGACCAGGTTAACTTTATGATTACCGAGCAGTTTTTGGTAAGATTCAGGTTTAGTTGAATCACCGCATAGTAAGGTGTGCTTACCTAGGTGCCAAAGATCGCCTGTTTTACAGAAGGTCGGCTTTTCTAATTCACTGTCGATGTCAAAGTCATCGTCTTTGGCTTCCTCATCAGTTCCGAGTAAGTCGGTAATTTCATTTTCAGCAAAACCGGTTAGTGACACATCAAAGTCGGCAGCTTGCAGGTCAGTGATTAAGAGCCCTAATTTTTTATTATCCCAATCACCACTGATTTTATTAAGGGCAACATTAAGGGCTTTTTCCTTTTCTTCATCAAAGTCAATTACCACGCAGTCGACTTCCTTGATACCGTCTGCTTTAAGCACCTTTAAACGTTGATGGCCGCCGACAACATTACCGGTTCGATTATTCCAAATAATCGGCTCAACGTAACCAAATTCATCAAGCGAACGTTTTAGTTTTTCGTATTCAGGGTCACCGGGTTTTAAGTCCTTCCGAGGATTATATGTGGCAGGAATTAAATCCGTGAGTTTCTTTTTTGCAAATTCCATTAGTTCACTCCTTTCCGGGAGCGCAAGAGGCGTTCCATCACATCATCTTGGGGCGTGTTACCTTGATAAGTTGTCGCATTGTTTTCTTTAACAACCTGAAAGATTTGAAACCAAAGTTGGCTTGATTGCTTCATATAGTCCCGGCTCATTGAGACGTAAGGTGAAGCAATCGCATTCCCAGTTGTCGGGTGACGAGCGAGAAAACCGTATTCTGAAATGCATTCCTCGCATTGAATCCACCGACTAACGCTCATGGCATATTGTTCGATTAACTGGGTATTAACGAGATTTTCACAGCCCCGTTCCATCAACCACTTCCAGGTGTCTTCAAAAATCTCTGCGGCCTCCAGGTCTCTGCCATTTTTTTGTTTTGCTTTTAAATAATCCTTGACTGGTGGCATTTCTCGTCCCTCAATAGGAGTTGGGGTAGGCAAGTCGAGGACCTTACCAGTTTTGCCTTCCGCTAATTTATCGGCTAAGGCTTTAGGTTTTCGACCGGCACCAACCCGCGCGCCACCACGATTAGTTCCGTCCTTAGCCACGGTTAAAAATCATCTCCTTATTACATATATGCTAGCTGTCGGGGTAGGGGGTAATACCCTGTTTGAATTCGATTTTTTGTACGCGAAGGCCCACCCCCGTTCCCTTGGCGCTTGCCAAAAGCGATTTAGACCGCCCCTCCCGTCAGTAATGATAGGTTTGGAGTCGGTGGTGCCAGCGGTCGTCCATTTCAGCTGTGATCCTAGAATGGCATGGCTTGCAAAGTGACATCAGGTTGTCTTGGGCGTTGGTGCCACCTTGGGAGATAGGTAAGACGTGATGAACTTCAGTTGCTTGGGTGTAGCGCCCTGACCGCAGGCACATCTCGCAAAAAGGATGGAGTTGAATGTAGTGGTTGCGTGCCCGTTGCCAGGCGCGACCATAGCTTTTCTTAGTACGATCTGGGCGTTGGTACTTGTCGTAGTTTCTAGCAACCAACTTTGCATGTTCTTCGCAGTAGGTTTGGTGGGTTAACTTGCAACATCCGGGATAGCGACAGGGTTTCTTGGGTGAGTAGGGCATGATAGACCTCCTTTCTGAGTCCATAACAAAAGCCCAGCGGTTAGAAACCACCAGGCTTAGTTAGGAAATTCAATTTGTTTTACTACTCTACACTATCAGTATAGCACTGGGAATTAAGAAGTGTGTTCACGTTTTTACCTTCTTAATGGTGGCTACCATAGAGTAGGAGGGTCAAATGGTCCAGAGCTTTGTTCTTCTTGTTGTAGGCGGTGGTCTTAGCGATGAAGTACTTGTTCATCAAGACTGTAAGGCCGTGGTTGAGTGACTGATTGGGGATGCGGTAACAGGAATCTAGGACAAAGCGTTCCTCGTCGGTGAGCTGCTGCCAAGCGGGTTCAAACCAATCAAAGTAGTCGCGAGCAACTTGGTAGCGTTCGTTGACCTTATCTAGTTTAGTGATGCCAGAGATTAAGCGGGTTTCAGTTGCATTGTCATTACCAGTTCCATTAGGGATGCCACCAAGTTTTGGAGATTGTAGGTGGAGCATCTTTTCTTTAATTTTATGAACTTGGTTTTGATAGTCATTGATGATGAACTGCATGTCATTATAGTCTTTGAGCGCGGCGACAGTAGCTTCACGCTTGTCGAGATAGTTCCACATGATATTAGTCATTGGTTAACCACTCCTTTTAAGTTAGCTTTGACAGCATTGATTAAAGCTGTTTGCGTTTTATCTTTTCGCTTCAAGGCAGCAAGAATATCTTCATCAATCGTGCCTTGGGTGACGATGTGGTGGATGACGACCGGATTAGTTTGTCCTTGACGCCAGAGCCGAGCGTTGGTTTGTTGGTAAAGTTCCAGACTCCAAGTTAAGCCATACCAGATTAGAGTAGAGCCACCAGCTTGTAAATTTAAGCCATGCCCAGCCGATGCGGGATGAATTACACCGATAGTAATCTTTCCTTGGTTCCAGTCGGTAATGTCTTGGTTGCTTTTAACTTCTCGTACTTCAAAGCGTTGCTTGATTTTCTCCAGATCATGTTTGAACCAATAAGCAATCAATACTGGTTTACCGTTGGTAGCTTCAATCAAGTCTTCCAGCGCATCAAGTTTTCGTTCATGAATTACAACCTGATTTTTATCACTGTCATAAACAACTCCGTTAGCCATTTGCGAAAGCTTGTTAGAAAGGGAGGCTGCATTTAAAGCATCGATTTGTTTGCCTTGGGTAGCGACGACTAACTGTTCGCGCAAGGTATTGTAGACGACAGCTTCTTTATCAGAAAGTTGAACTTTGACGGTGTTTAACGTGAGCGGTGGCAACTTTAGGTAATCTTTGGACTTCATAGAGATGGTGATGTCACTAATTTGTTGGTAGATTTGTTGTTCTGCTCCAAGTTTAGGCTTGTAGGTAAAAATCATATGCTGGTTACGTTTGTCGGGGTCAAAGTAGGTAGTGCGATAGTGACTGATGTAGCGCCCTAAACGTTGCCCCATATCAAGGACCCGGAATTCAGCCCAGAGGTCCATCAAGCCATTTGATGATGGGGTTCCAGTTAAACCAACGATTCGTTTTACCCGAGGGCGAACTTTCTTGAGACATTTAAACCGTTGGGACTGATAGGATTTAAAACTAGATAGCTCATCAATGACAATCATATCGTAGCAAAAGGGAAAGCCAGACTCTTCAACTAACCACTTTAAGTTTTCACGATTAATGATGTGGAGATTGGCGTCTTTTTGGAGGGCAGCTAAACGTTGTTGCTTAGTTCCCGTTACTACTGAATAGGTAAGCTGTTTTAAGTGGTCCCATTTCTTAATTTCAGCGGGCCAAGTATTTTTAGCCACTCGCAACGGGGCGACGACTAAAACCCGGTTAACTTCAAAACGGTTATAGATGAGGTCGTTGATGGCGGTCAGGGTAATTACGCTCTTACCCAGACCCATATCAAGTAAAATCGCTGCAACAGGGTGGTCAATAATAAAGTTGGTCGCATATTGCTGATATTCATGAGGATTGTATTTCATCCAGGATTCCTCCAATTTGATTTAAGTTGTCACAGCAATAGACTAGAAAACCTAGTTGCTGGAGTTGGTTGATTCGGTTGATTTGTAAAGGGCGGGGATGCTTGCCGGGTGCTTTCATCTCAACAAAGGCCAAGTGACCACCGGGTAAAAGGACAAGCCGGTCAGGAACACCGGCCATTGAAGGTGAGACAAACTTCAAGCATAGTCCGCCCCGTTTTTTACATGCTTTCACAAAGGAAGCTTCAATTTTGTTTTCACGCATACTTTTCTCCAAGTTAGGGAGGTGACATTAGGGCGACTGCCAGTAGTGATTATCACATCAAGGATTTAGCGGTGTTTATGACACCCCTGTCAGCCGTTTATCTATCCTTCCCTATACTATTTTTTTACTTTTTTCTCTTTATATACTTATTAGTAAAGAGGTGACAGAGGTGTCATAGAAAAGAAGAATGACCGTTGTTATCGGCTTTTTCACGTCTGATGAATGACACCTCAATGACGCCTCCTTAGGCTAGAAAATCAAAATCAGTGTTTTTCAAACGGACGCCAGTGATGAATCGTCCGTTGGTAGACCGCTTCCGCCCAAAGCCAGCAAACTTTAAGGCAGTATAAAAGTCGGCACTGTTTCGGATGTATTCACCTTGACGTTGGCAATAAAGGCGGTATTCGTTGTAAAACTCACCCGATTTTTCAGAATAGTTTGGGTCAATTTCGCAACATTCTTCAAGAAAGTTTCCGAGCCAGTCATTTTCTGCGTGGTAAGCTTTAATGGCATCTTTGACGACTGGAGGTACGGTAGGTTGGAAGTTGGCGGCAATAATCTTTTGGGCGCCTTCGATGATCCATTGCATGACTGCTTCCCCGGCATTTTTGGTTAAGTAGTCGGTGTAGTTTTTGATATCACTTTTACCAGCAATTTTGGCCTTAAAGGGGATGACAATCAGCCGGCGCCAGATACCATCGTCGTTGCCCCCAACCTTAGGTAGGTAATTGGTGTAAAGGACCAGAGTGTGGCTGGGGACAAAGGAGAAAGGTTTCATATATTTCTTTTCTGCGTAGATTTCATCGGTTGAGCAGAGCTGTTTAATGGTTGAGGTGTTGAGCCGTTTACCTTCTTCTAGTTCGGCTGAAATGATGAGTCGCTTACCCTTAACTTCAGCCATTTCGGGTTTGATATTACGGCGAACGCCAACGGTCAAGGCATCTGCGGACAGGTGGCCGGTATAAGAACCCATAACGTTAGCGATAGTATTCCAGAAGGTGGACTTCCCGTTACGCCCATCTCCATAAGCGATAATCAGGGCTTCTAAGAAAACTTGTCCGATTGCCACTAGACCAACTATTTCTTGGACATAATCAATCAATGCTTGGTCATTACAAAAGAATGTTTGCAAGGCCTCTTGCCAAAGGTCGGCTCCTTTGTTACTTGGGGAGAAGTCGGTCATCTTAGTAATCAGTTCTGAGGATTTGATGTCTTGTTTACCGGTGAGACCTTTTTTCAAGTTGTAGGGTCCAGCCGGGGTATTGAGTAGGAAAGGATCGGCGTCAAAGTCATTAATCTCACGGACAAGTTTAGGGCGCGAGTTACTCAAACAGCCGGCGATACCGCGCACGCTGCGTTCCTTAATCACAAAGTCACGAAATTGCTTAGCTGCTTCGTATTCTTCGTAGCTTTTGATCTGTTCCTCGCTAAAGGCTTGGTAAGCTTTGGCTTTACTCATGACCTTTAACATTTGGGCGACACCATTCTTTTTGATTTGGGTAGCTGCAGTGGCAACCAAACTATCCGCATAGGCCAGTTGTTTATCGGTGAAGCGTTGGACTTCGCCTAGGGCTAGGGCTTCCGATTCTTGCCAAACTTTACCATCAAACCACATGAAACCAGTTTGGTTGGTGTAAGTTACCCGATCCTGGCAGTAATTAGCAAAAGCATAGGTTTGACCAGTATCGGAGTAATCAGCTGGGTTGAGTTTTTCATCTTGTTGTCCGTATTGGGATGGTGGGATATAGCCGGGTTGCTTGGCTATGCGTGTCCCAAACTTAATGGCGCTTTGCCAAATGGTGCTAAGTTCCTGGTCAGCTAAAGGCGGATCACATTTAGCGACTTTATCCATAAAAGCCTGGTAAGCTTCATCAGTATTTCCAAGTCGCATAATGACCCGTCCGGCGAAATGGGAAAGGGTTGAGTTTCGGTTACCTTGGCTGATTGTAGTAGCGTGGTTAGCTTGGCTAAAGAAGCGCTGGCTCATGATAAATTGGTCGACAGTTTCATTTTCTTCAACCCAGACAATTTCTTGGTTCGTTACGCCAAAAACAAAACGGGCAGCGTCTAAAGCATTCCCGTCAAAGTAAGGGAAGAAGTTTTGAATTTCGTGTTTAAGTTCAGCATAAGTTTGAGCATTAGTCATTTCCTTAATCGGAAAGTAAACATGAAATTTTGGTCGGGGTTCTTTACCATGCTTGGCTTTCATATGATTACGACTAAAGGTAATTGCATGAGCAACACCATCAAAGTACTTTTGAATATCTTCGGGCTTTATCCAAGCAGTAGTGTCATCGGAGTGGTCGTTGTCACAATCCATGACGAGACAGTCAGCTTTGATAAAGTTAGCAATGTTACGCTTATGATTTTTAAATTCAGCACAGGTATTATCGGTTTTAATGGCAGTTAGTAGATCCTGCCTTGATGAAATTACGACTTGATTTGGGTAGAGGGTGTTGGCTTGGTTACCAGCAGTGTTAGCGGTAAATAGAGTGAACTTCATTTAATAACCTCCAAAGATTCAGTAAAGTAGCGGACGGGTTGATCTTTCTTTTGGGCTTTTTTGATTTCCCATTTCATATCGCCAGTTAACTTACCAAAGGCCCAGATTTCAGAGCACTTGCGCATCCAGACAATATCCATAAAAACGGCGGCGTTTAGCTCGTTATAATTGCGTAAGTTGAGGAAACGGGGCAGGTAAAGTTGCGGGCAAATGGGGATGCCACCACATTCATAAACAAAGCGACAGTAGTTTTCAACTTGTCGGATGACCTTGCGATTGTTCATGACAACGGCAGTATAAGGAGCACAGATGTAAATCATCGGACGATAATTGGGATTAGCTTGGTCTTTTTGCAGATTTGCAATGACTTCCTTAGCGGGTGCTAATAAGTCATGCGGGATTTCAAGCGATAGTTCTGTTTTCATCAAAATCAGATCCTTTCATTTTTAATTGCGAGAACGTAAAAAACCTCCTCACTGTTAGGACAGTCAGGAGGGAAAAATAAAGTACTTTTGAAAAAAATTCCTAATCTTTTTTGTAAAAGTCGGTGACAAAACCAGCGGCATTTAGTTTTAGGTCATTAGCCCAGGTCGGAACCGTGGCCATTAGCTTTTCAATCTTTGAAAGTGAGGTACCTTTAGGGGCTTCAATTACGACTTCATCATGGATGTGCATAACAATCTGATAGCCGGCTTGAGTTAGATTTTGCATGGCATTGGCTAGCAGGTCACGACTGGTGGCTTGAACGATATTTTCTACAAGCTTAGCGCCGTAAGTTTCTAGGCGCTCCCATTTTTTAGTGGCGCCGATTCCTTCATAGGTAATTGATTCATTCCCAAAACGATTAGTTCCAATTTTGGGTTTGACATAGCAAATCCGGCGACCGGATGGCAGGAAGATAAAGAGGCATCCCGACTGGCATTTAAACTTAATGCCATGGGTCTCAGTATCCAATCTTTGTTTGATACAAGTCGTCGCGGCTTTATCAACGTCCCGCCAAAACTGGACAATGTTTGGGCTAGCCTGACGCCACATATTAACTAGGGGTTGGAGATCATCTTCTTTAATACCCATTTTCAGAGCGCCCATTGCTTTTAAGGCTCCTACCGAACCCCCATAACCTAGGGCAAGTTCAGCGATTTTACCTTTTTGACGAAGATGACCATTTATCCCATGTTTAACCACCGGAACATGGAACATTTTGGTAGCCGATTCACAATAAATATCACCATTCTTGGTAAAGACCTCTTGGCGCCATTGTTCTTTAGCCAGCCAAGCAATTACCCGGGCTTCAACAGCTGAAAAGTCAGCAACATAAAATTGACAGCCCGGTTTAGGAATAAAGGCAGTGCGGATCAGTTGGGATAAGACGTCTGGAACTGAATCGTAAAGTAGATTTAGCGATGCCTGATTATTAGAACGGACGAGATCGCGAGCTTCTTTGAGGTCGGACATAGAATTACGGGGAAGATTTTGAACTTGGACCAAGCGACCTGCCCAACGTCCGGTGCGGTTGGCGCCATAGAATTGTAGTAGTCCATGGACTCGGCCATCGGAACAAAGCGCCGTTTGCATGGCCGTGTATTTCTTGACACTGGACTTGGAAAGTTGCTGGCGTAGTAACAGGACTTTACGGACGTCACCAGTTGCCGATTGAAGAGCGGAATCAACATCAGCTTTAGACAGTGAGGGAATGTCTAATCCTTGTTCGTGTAGCCAAGCCTTTAGTTGGGTCGGTGAATTAGGATTATCAAGGCCAGTTAGTTTCTGAGCTTCATCTAGGTATTGTTGGCGGAAACTTTGGTCGCAAGCAATTGCATTTTTGACAAGTACCTGGTCTAACATAATTCCGCAGTCATTGATTTCTTGGTCGAGCCAATAATTATGCCATTCTGATTCTTGGACCGGAAAGCGGGCGAGTTTTTGATTAATCTCAACTTCAACCTCAACGTCGCGTTGGTTATATTGCTTGAATTGTTGCCACTTAGCCGGATCGTGATAGGGCAAATTTCGCGTTCGTTGATGGTTAGCTTGCGTTGGTTTACAGGGAGTGCAGAAGTAGCGGACGAGATCTTTACCAGCTTCAAGTTTTTGCTTTTCCAAGCCTAGGACAGCTCCGACGCCTTTTAGCGAAAGGGGCAGCCCCAAAGTAGCAGCCCAGACCATAGAACAGTGCCAACCTTTTGGCTTTAGTCGTTTCCCAAGAAAGGAGGACAAGCAAACCCGTTCAAACTGGGCATTAAAGGCTGACTTGATGATTTCGGGCTTGGACAAGGCAGCGATAATTTCTTGGGGGATAGTTTCACCCTGGGTAAGGTCGACCACCTTAACCGGACCTTCATCGATGGCGTAGGAAAACAGGAGAAGCTGAAAGTCATCACTAGTGGCGTACCGATAAACGCCAGCTTTGGCTAGGTTGACCGATGAGTAGGTTTCAGTATCAATGGAGATTAATTGCATAAGTGCTCCTTTCAAAAAACGGGCAGGGTTAAAGAACCCCACCCATTTAAAGTCTTAGGCTAAAAAATCATTATCGTCGTCTAAAGAGGTAAAGTCGTCACTAGCTGAAGACTTACCCCCAAAACGTTCACCATCGCGAACCTTTTGAACATTGCCCAGACCACAAGCTACGCCCCGGTTGCCGTTGACGTTGAAGGCGTAGAAGTTCAAAGATACTCGAGCGTACATGCCACTGTAAATTTCTTCAGGATCAAGAATTGGTTGCAGGTGGCGGTCGACAATTTGTGGCTTGGAAATGGAGTTAGCATTTAAGAAGTAGCTGTCTTGGTAGGCAGCATCATCACGTTCAACATCACCATCGCGTAAAGGCGTTTTGATAGCTTTCATGTTTGGCATCTTGCCACCAAACTTTTCTAAGTTGTTCTTTACAGCGTTTTGGATGGCTGCTTCAATTTGAGCGAGAGTCTTGGTGTCGGACTTGGGGATAATAATACTTGCTGAGTATTTTTCCTTTCCGCCACCAAGCGGAGCAGCCGGTTCCAGTAGGTGGACATAAGAAAGCCGGGTGTTTAAACCAGTAACAACTTTAGTTCCGTTAAAATTAGTATTTGCCATAATGCTATACCTCCGTAAATTCATCTTGTGCATTAGTTGTGTCAACCGCTGGTCGCTTGTCGGAATTAGGGACAAGGGTTAGTTTGCCAGCCGGTTTGTAAATGTAGGGTCCCAGTAGTTCATCAAATTTCTTCTTTCCCATAACCTTTTCAAGTTTAGTAATAGGGAGTAGGGACTGCTGGTAAATATCAGTGAATCCATTGTCTCTTGCGATTTGAGCCACCTTAGCCTCATCTTTGTACTTTCTAATCGAACGACCTTCGACGACTTTAAAACCAGCCCATTGTTTACCATGATTGATGGTTAGATCTTGGGCATAGGCTTTAACTTGGTTGGCCCATTTGATTAGTTCATCAACGTTAGCGAGAACTTCTTCAATTTCGTCGTTGCTCATCAAATGGGGAGATTTGAGTTGCAGGTCTTGAAGCTTTTTGTATTGATCATAGCGAACCCGTAAGACCGCATTGCAATTTGAGAACTGCAGCCAAGGACCATACTTGACGACACCTTGACCATTAATGGCCAGTTCTGCTTTTTCTTTAAGTTCGGTCTTGGCCCAGTGAAGTAAGGTATCCGTTTCAAGTGACCAGGTCGATACGTTACCAATCCGAGGCTGAAAGATGGTCATCTTAATTGTGTCGGGGCGGTTGTAAAGCATGGAATAGTTGTTTAATGCTCCCAGCGCGTAAAGCTTCATTTGCGGATTGTTTTCCGCTGCCACTCGGACACCTTTACCATACTTAAAGTCGATGATGTGCATTAGTCCATCAGCGATGATGATACAGTCGCCGGTCCCAAAACCATCAGGAACATATTTTGAGAAATCTAGTCGTTGTTCAACTAGGACGGTTGTTCCGGGATGGTTAAGCTTGGCCTTTTGGAATTCCTCCATTACATAAGAACAGTAGTCGTCAGTATAAGCTTCCATGTCGTCATTATCAAAATCTGACGCCGGTCGTTTAACCTTGTGTCCCAGGGCCTCACGGAGTTTGTATTCACCTAAGGCATGGGCTGCGGTTCCTTCGGCTGCCATAGGACTAGCGTCTTTGGGAAAGTATTTTTCTAATTGCGGTAGCGGTGGAGCACTTAACCACCGGTGGGCGCTAGAGGCAGAAAGAGTCGCGTGAATTTTAGGGGATGCCATTATTGACCGACCCCCTGTGCTTCTAAAAAGAGGTCTTCGTAATCCTTAGGGTCAACATCAGATAGCTTTTCAGCACCATAAGTCTTGAGTAATTTGCGGATTTCATTTGAGTGACCTTCACTAGCCTTTTTGGCTAATTCCTTACGAACATCTTCAAGCTTGATTTCTGGCTTTGCGGGTAGTTCGAAGTCAGGTTCTTCATTTTTAACAGATTGTCCTTGTTCTAAGGCGATAACTAGCTCTTCAATAGTGTTGTTCAAGTTTTCTAGTTCATCTTTGAGATTGACTAGTAATTTAGTTAGACTCATGGTCGTGTTCCTCCTTTAAAGGTTGAATTTGTAGTCGCTTTACGCTGTCGTCAGGAGCAATAACCAACAAATGATCTGGTGTGCCTAACAGCCAACGCAGCAGGCGTTCCCGAATAGTCACGCGTTTTAAACTGACAGTCCCAGCTTGCGGGCATTTGGAAACGGAGATGGAAACTTGGTGTTCCATTTAAATCATTCCTTTCAAAATAAAATCAGTGGTAAGGTTTCGTACCTTCCACTGATAGGCCACTAGAGTCTAAAAATTAAACGAGTTTTGACCAAAATTTTTTGATTTTTTTGAAGAGAGCTTGTTTATGGTTGCTAAAGTTTTGAACTGACATATTGAGTTGGGCCGCCAATTTCTTATCCTTAAGCCGTTCTTCATTATTAGCGAGGGCATCGTAAACGAGCTGTTGAGGCTTAGTTAATTTGGGGTAGATGGCCATTAATTTTTGGTGATCTACCTTTTGCTTTAATAAACGTTCTTGTTCATCAAACTTATCTAAGTAGATGGTTTCTGGAGTTTGTACTGCAGCCGTTAGTTGTTGAAGTGGGTCCCCACCAGCTGAAATCAGTTTGTTGTCAGGGTCATAAGCATCCAGGGATACCTTGTGCCGGGTATTTCGGTGGTCGGCGTTATATTGATCATGTTTAAGGTCAAGGACAACCACAGCTTGGTCTGCCGTCAAGGTTACGATTTGTTTGCCCATATTTTTGAGGCAAAGCTCTACCGAACCATCTTCGTGCTTAGAAATGATTTTGACATCTGGGTTATTGAATGAATTATTTAACATAAAAACCTCCGTTTGGATCTGACTAACCCGAAACGAAGGTTTTAAAGGCAAAAAAATACTGGAAAAGTACGCTAAACAAGCCTTAACGAAATACTTCGTTACGGGCTGCAGCTGGCATACCTTCCAGTGGTAGTTAAGTTGCAAAAGTTATTAAATTGGCGATGACCTGGACGAGCTGTCTAGCTTTGACAGCGACCATCAATTAGGAAACAAAAAGTTTCAGAATTGATTTTGTGAAACAACACAAAAATGATAAAATTAAGAATACGGTGTAAGCTCTGAAGTTCTTTATTTCCTATGACTTTATGATATGTGAAAGTGAAATTTAAATACTCCAGAAAGTTACGTTAAAACTCCAAAAAAAGTCGGAGGTTTTGAGGGCA